CGATTCGGTTTTTCGCTTCTCGATTTCGCCATCCATGTCTGGCATCCACATGTTATCCATAGGCACCAGCTGCCCAGAAGCATCAATTACCGTCACACCGTAAGATGGACGACCAAGGGATGCGCCCTTAGCCGTCTGGTCATTCGGTATAAGAATGATATTCTCTCTAGGTATATTTTCTATGAATGCGCTCTGAGAATTAACATCTTTAAATAGCTGATCCATGACATACCCAGAATCACCATCAATTGAGTAGTAGGTTGCTGGCGAATACTTAATGGCCCGTCCTTCCCACTCACTCCAATTGCGCTGAATGGCACCCTTTGCCAGCTCTGCTGCCTGAGACTCATCAGCACCATTTCGAAGGTATGATTCGTATAGGTCGCCGTACTCCTTGCCCATCTGTGCCTTGGTGATGTCATCAGCTTCCGGTGCACCAATACCGAGAAATCCGCCAAATATATCAAGCGCAGCCTCTTGGTAATTCTGGGTCTTGTCTTTGACCTTCTTCAGCTTCTCGTCAACCAGCTCTATACGGCCCTTGTCTTTAGGGTCAGTTGCTTGGCTTGCCAATCTAACCGCCTCTGCTGGCGACAGGTTAGCCATTAGATCAACGGCAAGCTTTCCGAACACACGCTGATTTGGGTTTAATATCTCATCGGCACCAGCCACCTCGTCCAGTGAGTCAGCAAGAGTAATGGCCTCCTGCATTAATTCAGGATTGCCAGATTGAATAAAGGAGCTCGCCTGATTTCTCATTGAGAGAGGTACTATCTTTGTCTTATCCACAAACTGAGTAAGAATTGCATTCTTTTCAGCGGGCGGAAGGTTATCTGTTAGAGGCGCTATGCGCTCAGTGTAATAGGCATCAACCGCTTTAACATTAAGCACCACACGATCATCGCCGTTGATACGGCTTTCAATGTCGGTGAAGTCTTTTTGTTTTTTGATTTCTTTCTTTCTTGCTGCCGCGCCACCAAACTCCCGCGACAGCTTCTGATTTAAATCTGACTGCTGGCTGGCAATGTAAGAGTCCCACTCGTCAGGCTCCCAGCCTTTAGGAACCCGTTTTGAATCCTTCTCCAGCTCATCAAAAGCAGCATCAAACCCTTGCGATTCAACAAGCTCATCATAGAATCGACGCTTGCCTTGCTCTGACGCCTCTCTCTCTGCATTGCGGAAAGCCAGCTTTGCCTGCTCTTGCGTCATTAACTCAGCATCTACCGCGCCTGCAAGATGACCTTGAAGCTCTTGAAGCCTTAGCGCCGCACCCTCTGGATCGCCATTACGGTTAAGCACTGCTGATTCGTTGGCGAGAGAGTCAGCGTTAGCGACAGCAGACTCAACATTTTCTTTTCGACGGCGAGTGAATTCGCGATCCTGAACACGGACAACACCATTCGATGCGTACTTATCGAACTGACCAAGAACATCAGGAAGCGCGGCAGGATCAACATTCTGCTCCAAAGCTAAGCGCTGAGCCTCAACGGCTTGCTGATATGCTGCAGGGTCATCGCCGTTTTCACGCTCAATACGAGCCAACTCTTCTCGATTGCTGTTAGACACGTCCGCCAAGTAAGAGGCCATCAGTCCCTTATTGTAAGCTTTAGACGCAACACCACCGAAGAATCGCTCTTCCTTGAATTCTGGCTTTTCGCCTTTCTCAAGAGACGCTTGCCCAGCCTTGAAGGATTCCTCCTGAACCTTTTCACGACGAGCCTGAGACGCTTGCTGCCTAAACCCTTCAAACTGGCGAGACATATCCATAAGCGCAGAGCTCGCGCCACTGGATAAGCTCGACTGCCTGATTTGCGTGCGCTGATTAAATCGCTCAGCCATTACGCAGCCCCGCTACCAGTCTTGGCAGCATCACTACCAGTCTTTAATAAAGTGGTAACTGCAAGGCCGCGACCTCTAGCCCTGGCAACCTTACCCCTAGACTTGGCGCTCATCGCTTCAAGTGAGCTAGACAGTTGATCTCTCTCGGTAGCCTCGCCCTCTCTGCGGATATCTTCTTGAAGCACCGACAACGGTGAGCCCTCAAAGGAAATTCCACCGGCACCAGCTGCAGCAGATTGAGATGCAGCAGCTCTAGCTAGATCAGCCTTTCTATCTGCCTCCCTAGCCGCTGCAGCCGTTTCAATTTGGCGAGCCTGGACCTTGCCCTCCATCTCTGCAATCTTACCAGCAGACCTTTGCTGGGACGCCTGAATTAATCCGAGACCAATTTCCATTAAACCTTAACCTCCAAATCTAAAGCCAGTACAGTCATTGGCATTGGTGTCGATTGAGAAATAACAACCGCAGCCTCAAGGCTCCAGCCACTTAGATAAATGCGCTTAAAGCCGGTTTGCGGCTCAGGTGGATCAAACTGGTTTATCGACATAACCTTGTCTGACAATTGCTGATTGTTAACCAATACACCATTACTCTCAAATACCTGGATGGCGCACCTCATAATTCTTTTCTTTTGGGCGGCGTTAGGACCATTATTCAAATTGGTATTAAATGGCATTGTTTCAATTCTTGGCTGATACTCAAGACCCGCCTCAATGCTAACCGCCTCACGACCAATCTTAATCTCGCCGCCCACCACAATCTCATCACTTTGAACCGCACCATCAGCCTTAACTTTAACCGTCTCACCCTCAAGGTGATCAAGGCCCGTCAATGTATCGCTGTTGACTACAGAGTATACAGAAGAGTCTGTATTAAGCGTATTATCGGCCACCTCAACATAATAAGCATCACCACCACCGATGCTCCTTTTGGTGATTGCATTTAAAGCATCATTGACAACAGCAGCTGAAACCACCTCACCCTGGGTTATCCATCGGGTAAACGACTGAACACCCTCAAGCGCCTGAGTGTTGAATACAGTAATGTTTCCATCACTTCCAACCAGATAAACATAATTCGCATCAGTCTCGCTAGAGCCCCTGCTTACTGCCATCTGAAGCGGGTCATTAATCAAGTGAGGCGCAAGAATAGACAGCGATCTAGATTCATTTGATTGGAACTCATCGAGGAACCGGAATTGATACAACGCTTTCCCGGTACGCTGCAGGAATAAAGTAAACCCCTCCAACGAAACAGGGCGGACACGCTTTGACCCAAGGTTAGTCTGAGGCTTAACCACAATATTCGATGGAGTAACGGGCGACTCAGGGACATAGAACTCTGCGCCCGTCGTAAATACCTGCAATGAACGATTGGAGATAATCGAAGTAATTGCATTCACCTGATCGGTGAACAAGGTGACGTCGATGCCCTCATCATCCCTTGCGCGGCCAGCATCAAAGTTAAACAGATCATTCGTTCTAGAGGCCCACAATGTGGAAGGGCGAGAAAGCGACCCGCCAAACCATAATCTAGACTCATGGAAAGTACACGTATTTGGCCAACCTCTAGTGACTGACCACACATCTTCCTTACGGCTTGTACCTTCAGCCAAAGTATTAGATATAACCTCGAAATCAGTACTCTTCGTAAAAATAGGTGTTCCAGAAAGCTCATCCCAATCATTGGCGGACTCGCCAGAAAATGTAATCCTATAAATATCTGGAGAAGCAGACTGAAAGGCAACCGTGATCCCGGAGTTCCCGGTAATTGGAAGCTCAAGCAGAGCCTGCGATATGCTCTCCTCTGTTGCCGCAGTGCTTGACCTGTTTAAAACTATCTCCTCAGTCAGTATCCCCTCAAGAGAAAGTTTGAACCTATCTCCGTCATTGGCATTGGTGAACTTAATAGTTTGAACCTCATTAACTGGCGTAGGGCTGGAGGCATCATTAAAATCAAACTGAGGCAAGTTAGTGAGAGGAGCCGCACTAATCACCCACTCGGTATCACTTGTGCGCTGTATAAGCTTAGGCTCAACACTCGGGTGAGTAATGATTATTGTGTCGGCGCTCTGAATGTAATCAAACTCTTTAACTTGCGCCAGAGTCCAAGGCGTCGAAAGATAATCAAGGCCAGACCCATTGATGTTTGTTTGTAAAACACCATCCTTATAGACCTGCATCCTAAGAGTGGTGAATACAATTAAATAGTTCTGCTCAGTATTGAATGAGAATTGCTCTAAGCGACCATCACCATACGCCTCACCAAGAAACCGCATGCCCGGTCGCTTCTTTAGGCCGCCTTGCGGAATAGATAGAACATTGGTCGCCTCCCGAACACCCTGATAGAACGCCTCAAGATCAACGCGTCCAATTAATGCTGGATCAAGCTCACCCTTGGTAAAGTTGCTTTGTGCTGCCCACAATCCTCCCATTATCGACTCCCAAAGCCGTTAGGGGTGAACCCTGAGAAACGTGCATCCACGAGCGGATTGTCTTTAATAGCTACCTGTGGACGCCCCTGAGAGTCAATGGTAGAGGCCTGCGCAAATGCCTCACCGGCCTTGCGTGAATACAGTGCGTTCTTGTTCTCATCTTCCGTGATGGCAATGGCGAACTCTGCCGCCAGCATATACTCAAGAGTCTTTACGAC